AGTCCCACCGGAGCGCGTGAAATGAATCCCTTTTTTTCCATCATCACTCCAACCATCCTGCGACCATCGCTGAAGAATCTGTGCGAGTCTCTGGATGCCCAAACTTTCAAAAGTTGGCACCATTCAATCATAGTGGATCGCATAGTTTGTCGAGACGGTACACCAACCGTTCTGGATGAGTTGGCGATGAAAAATCGCTACATCTACTTTTGCGAGAAAGAACATCGCAATTATGGAAATTCCTGCAGACATGACGTGTGGAATTACACGACAGGACAATATTTAATATATGCAGATTGCGACAATTTTTTCTGTCACGATGAAGCTTTGAGCGACTTGGCCGCAGCGATAGAGGAAGCGGACTTTCCGGACTGGGGTATATGCCCTATGTGGAGGCACGGTCTACCATTCTTCAATGATCCTCCACGCAGTTGTCATGTGGATACAGCAAACTTATTCGTCAAGCGCGAGATAGGACAGTGGCCTGACGGCCCCGACTATACGATGGATGGTATATTTGTCGAGCGACTGCAGGGGCATCCTGAATACATCTACAAAGCTCTCCCGAACGTTCGCCCTGTAATAAATATGCCTTATTCCAGCGAGGGAAAATAATATGGGCGGTTCACTTATCGTCGTCACAGGAGCGAGCGGAGAGCACGGGACTCTACCTCTGTATCGTCAGCAGCTTGCAAAGGCAGGCATTGAACTCCTCGTCGCGCCCACAGATGACAAACCCAATCTCAATGGAGGTGGGAATCTTGGGTACCGTGTTAAGGTATTCCGCAAGTATGCTGAGATGCTGCGTAACTACGAGTACATCATATTTAGCGACGCATTCGATTGCACTTTTTACGGAGATTCTGCTAAGGAAGTTACTCAACGTATCCCAACAGGATATCTACTGCACGCGGCAGAGAAGAATTGCTATCCTGATCCGGCAATCGCAAGTCGTATCAAGGGAGAATCTCCGTGGCGTTTCATGAATGGAGGTCTTGTTGCAGGTACTCCCGAGCGCTATATAGAATGGTGTGATTCGGCGGTACGGTATCCCTTTTATAACCCAGAAATATTAGATCAGGAATTCCTAAACAGGTTACTTGCAGATGGGATGCGAGATGGAATGATTGATGACCGCACTGATCTATTTTTCTGCCTTTTTGGAGGTTACGACGAACTCCGTTTCGATGACGGTAAGCCAGTCAACACTTACTACGGGACTAACCCATTGTTCCTTCACAGTAACGGGAAATGGGACTCGG